GACGTTTAAAATTTAACTTGGCAACTTCATTAGCCAGAATAACTTCAGCTATTTGAGCATCTGACTTGCTCATTAAATCTTCACCATATTCAATACTCATTGCAGAACGTAACTCAAGACGTTCTTTCATGAAGTTGAATAGTAATTCCGTTCCGTCCAGATCATTGAAGTTATATTGCTTTACAATTTCAATTTCTTCTTCAGTCAATTCTTTATCATCAGGAAAAGGAAGCTCCTGAATACGGGCAGCATGTAACCTAGCCATATAAAGCTTTAAGCTTCCCTTGAGTGGAGATACTTCAATTAAGTCTATGTGGCTGGTTTTATATGTCTGGAATTTGTATTCCTTCTTTAATTCCCAATCCCTCATATTTCTGAAAATAATATCGTTGGTTGCGTCTTTTAGTTTAACCGTATCCTGATAATGATAAGACAGCCATACAATCAAAAGATCAAAATTTATTGAGTTAAAACTAACTGTAGTATAATTTTGCAATATCCATGAGAGAAAACGAGGATTAAAATTACGTTCTTCCCCGCATTCAATGCAGAGAAATTTTCCATTTAATTTAAAATTACAGCAATAGTAGTTAGGAAAAACCTCAACATCCATAAATATCTTACTACCTACATTATCCAATAGCTCCTGATCACTCAGATACTCCCGTTGAATAAATGGACGTGGCTTGTAAGGTAAGAGTGTTACCTTTGGCTCAGGTGGTGTAATATCAGCGTCAATTAGCATTAGTTTGACTTTTTAAAATCATATATTTTAAATGAGTAAATTGCCAAGTTTTACTCATATCTCCTAATTCTGGCTTATTAGGATGAACCATCAATACAACTAAAGCTTCCATTATTGCAATTTGATTGCAAATTATTAATTCTTTTTTTCTCAAAACGGTATCTCCCCATCATCTTGATAATCAGGACAACTATTTACGATAATCTCAGTTGGCGGTTTAGCGTTATACTTTCCACATAAATCCAGATCATGTTTCCAATTCATGCAATTTAAACAGTTCTGAAATATGTGGGAACCAGTAATATTTTTAGTTAAGGTTGTTTGAAGCTCAGCCCATATCTGTTGCCTGATAATTGGCTTTGGTTCTTTATACATTTAAAACTCTGCTGCTAGTATTTCTGCATGACGCTTATTGACATGAACGCGAATAAATCTAGGACATTTTAATTCTTTACTCTTTAAAAGCGCAGCATCAATTGTAGCTGGAGGTTCATCCTTATGACGCCTTCTCCACCAATCCCTAGCCATTTTACCAGCTAGGCCAGAATGTTCAAGGCAAACCCATTCGCGATATGGCAAGCCGGTAGTGTAGTAAGTTACTTTTAATGTAGGAGGCTTAGTACCATAAAGCGATTTGTGTTTTTCATAATTAGCACCTAGCACGTTAAATGTTTCAACGATTGGAGTTTCTTCTAAAGCTCCAGTTCTAATTAATTCTTCTCTACCAGCCTTGGAGTGAATTTTGATTTGAAATTTAAACTCATTCCCACAATTACAGCAATGAGTAACGCGAGTATGATTGTAAGCTCCGCAAGCTTCGCAAATCTTAACTGGCATATCGCCAGCTTCACTTTTTTTCATCTTGGGAATTTGAGGATCATTGATAGGACCAAGCCTTAATGTATTGCGAGCAAAGTCCAGCACAAGACAATCCTTTTTTGCCGGTCTAGTACCACGTCCTAGCATCTGTACCCAAAGAGGAACGCTTAAAGTTGGGCGAAGCATTCCTATTAAGTCAATTTCGGGATGATTAAATCCTGTCGTAAGTTTTCCATAATTAACAATAGCTCTGAGTTGGTTTGCTTTAAAAGCTTTAATTGCTGCATCGTTATAGTCAGATGGGCGCTTGGAATGCACTGGTGCGCAGTCAACTCCAAAAGCTCCAAGTTGCTCCGCAATGTGTTCAGCGTGTTCAATACCGGAAGCGAAAATAAGCCAAGATTTTCTTCCTGTTCCGGCATGAACTAGCTCCTGTAATGCTTTATAAGTGATTGGCGCTTTGTCTACTGCGCCTTGCAACTGAGTGGCTACAAATTCGCCTTTGGCAACGCTAACATCTGAAACGTCTAGCTCTGTTCTGGTGCGAAGTGGAATGAGAGGACACATAAAGCCTTGGCTCAGAAGTTCATTGAAGCCTTCCATGTTTGTCTTATCATAGACAACATCCGTAAACAGCCCATTCTCTGTGATCATCCCCATGCCCATGCGGTACAGGGTAGCCGACATTCCAATAATTTTTAAATTTGGATTAATCAGTTTCATGAATGCAAAGAAAGTCTGGTACTGACTACTTTCCTCTGCTGAGACAAGGTGAGCTTCATCAACAAAAGCAATGTCTCTATGACCAAACAATTCAGGATGCTTGATCATACTCTGGACACCACCAAAGACAATCGGATGTGCAGTTTCTTTTTTCTTCAAGCCTGCTGAATAAATTCCAAGTGGCGCGGTAGGCCATATTGCCAGAAGTTCATTTACATTCTGTTCAATTAATTCTTTAACATGAGTGATCATCAGGAAACGCTGATCAGGCCAATGCTTCAATATTCCCTTAATGAAAGCAGCAGGAAGAATTGACTTGCCCGTACCAGTAGGCAAACCGACTAAAGGGTTTCCTGTTTTATGTGTCAGGAAGAAATCATAGAGAGCGTCTAGAGCTTCCTGCTGGTAGTAGCGAAGGATCATTGATGCTTTGCCGGTTCTACACAATAGCCTTGCTTCATCATATCTTGAACAGCTTTAGCATAACCTTTTTCTTCTGCTTCTTTGACTTTAGAATTAATTTCATCATTTAAAGCAAACATAGCTCTTTGGAGTGGCTGATTATCGTCTTGATATAATCTAATTTCTTGCTCTAATCCTCTTACATACTTTATAAATTCTTCTTGATGCTGCATTAATTTACAAGCTGGTACATCAGCTTCGCAAGCTTCAAAAACTCCAAAATGTTCTGCTGCTTTATCTTTATTAGTAAAGACTTCATCGCAGAAGTAACAACGCCATTTCTTTTTCATATTGCTAGCCAGTTATCACAACCAAGCTTGATAAAATCTTGCGGGATTGTTGTATTATGTAAATTGCAACGCCATTCGGCATTTTCTATTGGTTCTGAGTGCTTACAACTCCTACAATTCTTTTCTGGTATCGCTCCGTTATGACATATATCTTTTTGGTGACACCACTTGCAAGCTTGTAATGCTGGATTTTCAGATATGCGTGGTGGCGGTTCTTTGGAGAAGATGATTTGCTCTGCTTTTTTTTCAAGCTGTGCTCCATAATTCCAATCAAGCTCCAGAACTTTAATTGTTAAATCACTATCGTTCTTATTCTCAATCATGTAGATGCAGTATTTGATACCACGCTTGTACCCATACTGGCATTCCTGCGCCCAATGGCGAGGTTTAGCTTTGGATAGAGCTTCCTTACTTACCTTCTCAAATCCTGCTCCAGTGTTATTAGTTTTGAAGCTGAGCGATATAAGGACATCTTCAGATAATTGATATTTTGCTGGAGCTTTAGCAATACCGTCCAGTGAACCGCCATAGTGCCCCAAAGCTCCAGAAATTCTAAACTGCTTACCATCTTCATCAAATTCCTTAACATCAAACCCAATGCCTTTGAGATAAGTTACAAAGCGTGGCTCAGCAGAGTGCCCAACATTAAATAGGCGCATCATGCGTCCATCAAAACGTTCTTTCTTAGTCCATCTGAAACCATACCAGAGCTTGCGCCAGCATTCTTCTCCTAGCTCTGAAGCTCCTAGATGGTTTCTGTGACCTTGCTCGTAATAATCAGCACAAAATTCATCTATATCATTTGATATAAATTCTTCTAAATTTTCTCTGTCAGTAGGATTAGAAAGGTTAAGCATAATATTCCAATTTCCAACCTTTGATATTACAATAATTTGAAATCTTATTAAAATTCCAACCTTTCATGTATTTAATTATAGGGGCTATGTTTTCATTAGTCATATCGTATCCAGCTACAAAATGTGGCGCAGTTATTCTAATTAACATGATATTCCTATAAAAATGCTCTGCTGGATTGGAGGGCATTTATTCCAGCAGAGCTAGTTTACACGCTATGACTTCTATCTGTTGCGTTTTAGCGTGATCCCCAAGGTGGATTAGAGCTAGGAGCATTGCCAGAGTTGGGTTGCCATGCCCCTCCAGCTTGATTAGGAGCTTGCTGAGCAGGGTTTGGAGCTTGAGCCTGTCCAGTAGCCCAACCACCTCCCGGCTGCTGTGTAAGCGGCTGTCCTTGAGGCTGAGAGGCATTTGGCTGAGCCTGTTGGGGAGCTTGCTGTTGTGCTGGCTTGGACGGATCATTGCCAGCCAAGTCATATACCTTCTTTAATTCGGTATAGCCCTTGCGATCAGGAAAATTAGGATCAGGTTCCTCGCCTTTCTGATATCCAACATCCATTAAACCCTTTGCACCGCGCAATGCAGCACATTCATTCATGCCGTCAATCTTGTAGACACCAGTAGCACGGCATAGAGCAGAGAGTTGACCATAAGCCATTTCAACTGCTTTTGGATTAGCGTTATTGATATTGTAGTTCTGAATAATCATCCCCATAGGAGAAGTAAACTCTACTGCCAAATATCCACCAGTCTTATCCTTGGTTTCTTTAATGGCAGTATTAGAGATAGTAAACGGAACCTTTTGGGCTGGAGGATGACTACCAAAACCCTGATTAGGCTCATGTGATTGAGCATCGAAAGACCATTGAACTTGCATGTTTGATTAACCTGTTAAACCTTTGACTGCCCACATGACAGCCTCTTCTATTTTCGTTTTAGCAACTGAGTATTCACGTTTGTTACCAAGCTGATCCACCAAAGATAAAAAGTTTAATCCTAAATCTTTGATAGCTACCATTTGAGATTTTTCAGCATCAGTTAAAACCCTGTACTGATGGCGCACAGTATTATTAACTGTACGTTTATCGCTATCAGATTTTAGATAGCTAACAGCTTTATCTAAAGCCTCTTGGGTTTCATCTTCCTCCATTACATCATATCCTTTATGCGTTGCGTTTGTGCATTAATTCTCATGATCAGTTCATCAATGGCATCTTCCATTTCATCCATTGTTGAACCAACTTCAGCCAGTTGATATGCTGCTCCAATACCTTCAGCTATAGTTGGAGCTTTACGTTTAGCAGCCCATGCCTTCTTAGCTGCTAGGCTACGCTTTTTGCTCTTTGCCATTAGCTCAGCACCTTCTCTAGCTTGGCTATTTTTGAGTAGAGAATTTTAATATCAGCAGCCATTTGTCTGATATTAATTACCTTGTATGGTCCTACCTTAACTCCCGGCTTACGTCCCGGTTTTGCCTTCTTAGCCATTTGTTTGTCCCCATCCTTGGTTTATTGTTGTTACGTCTGCTGGTTTAGTTTCAGGCTTACTTTCTTCCTTGAACGCTTTAAGACGCTTATTTAAATAATTAATACGTTCAACATTTTCATCACGGCTATCATCATCATAAATTTGATTACCATGATTAGCAATTAAAGTTTTAATTTCATCTTCAGTCAAATTTACTGCTTTAGTTTCTGCTGGCATTTAAATAAATCCTTTTTCTAGTGCTAGCCATTCTGGCATTGTAAAAGTTTTATCCCCGTCATATTCAACCTGAGACTTAGGAACCCAAGTTGTAATTTCTTTATCCTTAGTACTTCTTCCATCATAAATCAGATAAGCTTTATCTGTTTCATGTCTCAGTTGAGCAGTTATATCTATTAATTCTTTTTTAGGCATGGCTTAATAATTCATTATTGGTGGAGCATTCATCGCCTTTAACACTAACTCGCCAAAGTGAGGCTTCTCAAAATCATTCAAGTTACCAGTTCTATTCCTAGCCATTATATTCATCGTGCCATTACAATGAAACGCTAATGTTTCTCCTACTACTCCCGGTACATTTGTTTTAGCTACTCTGATAATAAAATCATACAAATGAGGAACATCAACAGGCAAGACTTGACCGGGAAAGTATGGCCTTCTTAATGATTGGAAATCAATATCAGCTATCTGCTCTTTACAAATCATATAAACATGCTTGTAACGAGTGTAATAAAGCGTCCTTAAATGCTCCATCGTATTTGAAGCCATTTCACCATAAGCAGCCATACCATGCTTTTTATTTCCCTGCTTACTTGTACCTTGCATGGCAGCATTCAAATAAATGTCTGCTACTTGGCTTCCGCTGTCAATACCTAATGTATCAAAATTCTTAGTCTCAGTTGAATTAAAAAACCATTTAAAAAATTCATCTACCCTTTGTGAAGTGTAAGCTTCAAATGTGGGAATAGATGATCCTCGCATTGAGAGCAAGCCTGCTTCAGTCGCCAATAAAACAGGACGTGGTGCAGTATTTAAAATTGGTGTCTTGCCCGTTCCAGCAGGACCATAGATGATAGCCTTGATCCCAAAGTTCTGTGCGTGTTCACTGGCAGCTTTTAAATCGCGAATGTCCATCAGGCTTTTTCCCAACGCTTAAGGGCATCCATTAATTTTAAATCAGGTACAACTTGATTGGAATATTGGCCTTGCGTTGCGTAAGCTCCTAGACGAATAGCGCACCAATACACGATGGATTTTGGCAAACGCCAAACTATAAACATCAAGATTTTTTCTTTCATAGCCTTGGCTCTCTAGGTTTGAGACTACAGATAGGGCAATACTCAGTTAGCCCTCTACCCTTCATTTTCATTTCACTCTTGCGAGGAACTTGAAGCCAAGTTTTGGCAAGAGTAAATGTGATATTATTGGCTTTTAAAACTTTAGTTATGTTTGCACCACGTCCATTTCTATGATCATCAATTCTATTCTCAATACCAGAATAAGCAATCCCCAAATAATGTTTGGCATGTTTGTAAGGGGTATCAAAGTGAAGTAGGTAAAGGTCAACTTTCATTTCTTAGGAGCTTTAATCTCAAGTGTAGGAGCAGCTTCAGTAATCGTCAACATTTCTTCAATGATGCTTAAAGCAGTAATTGCAAACTGGCTACCTTTGGTTTTATCCTCCTGTAGCTGGCGATACTCAGTCAGAAGAAAGTTAGGCTTCCAACTGACAAGACGTTCTGCAATGGCTGATCCTGCTGTACCCATAGCTGATAATTTTTCCAGAGTAGTTTCAACAGTGTCATTATCAGCCAAATTATAATTAAATTTAACGCCAGCTTTAAGGGTATATCCACTACCCAAATCCTTATTGTTCATGCCTTCTTCAGCTTTGGGAAACTCCCGCTTCACAATATATTTGCGAAGGTCCATTTCTTCAGCTTTGGCAAATTCAATAGCATCTTTCTTTTTCTGCCAAAGAATTAGCAAGGCATCTTCATTCATTCCATCCCAAGGATTAGATGGAGTTGGGTTTGAAGGCCAATCTTTAATTTGACCTTGTTCTATTTGATTTGAAGGCCATTGGCCTGACATATCGGTAGGACTTTGCCAACTCATTTAAAATTATCCTCCAAGCTCTTTTAAAGCTGATTGTAGATCAGTTAACTCTAGTATTGCAGATTGCAATTCGTTATTTTTATTTTCGAGCTTAGCTATGAGTAAATCTTTCTCAGACTGCAAACTATTTACCTGCGTCTGCTTATATATGATAGCGTCTTTTATTTGTAATTTTGCGTAGCTCATTGCTTAGGCCATCCATTAACTAAATTCCTTGTAGCTGCACTCATACCATCAGCTTCAACTTGCAATGCGATTTTGTTAGCTGATGGCGTATCAAGATTACCTTCAACATGATCAAAGACACCAGCACGATCAAATAAGAGCGCAATCTTGATATCAATCAAATCAAGAAAGGCATCATCAGCATGATCATACTTGTCTATAGGAAGGATTTTTGAATGAGCATAAAGATATGCTCTACGCATTTGGGTACGGACATCTTGGTACAAGGCTCTATCGTCAACAGACAAGCCTTTAAGCACGTCACGAATATCTGGCATTATTTTCTCCGGGGAAATGCATTAATTATTCTATCATTTAATTATTTGGGGATAGTGGTTAAAGATTTTATAGCCTCTCCAATTGGAGCTACTTTTTAGGTAGACGGCTCATGAGTACTCCTTTCGTTAAAGTTCCTTTAATCCACAAGGGATCAGCGAATGACAGAAGCTTGACAGGCAGCTTAAACCGTGTCAAGGGTAAAAATCATCATTTCAAGGAAAAAGTTGGAACATGACTATTAGAGAAAAAGAAAAAAGATTTAACATCACGTTAAGTCAGGCTGACTTGGAAATGGTTATCCAATTAAAAGAACAGTTGAATAGAGAATTAACAATGGACCTATCAACTGCTCAAGTAATAAGACGTTTGCTTAAGCAGGCTGTGTTAAGCAGCACTTCTATTGCTGAGGAAACGTTATCATTAAATAATAATCAACAATAATTCCCACACTATTACTTCAAGGCATAACTATGGAATTGGGCATGTATGAAAACATCCCTCTCGAAATGCGTCAACTGCCTAATTGGATTGTTTGGAAGCTGGAGTATCCTAATGGATTAGATAAGAAACCAACTAAGCGACCATATCAAATTACTGGCAAGCCAGCTAGCGTTACTGATCCTAATCATTGGGTAACGTTTGAGGATGCTTTTAAGCGGTCAAGCGGATACACTGGCTTAGGCTTCTGCTTCAGCAAGTCCCCATATTCAGGGATTGATTTGGATGATGCTTCCAAACTGGCTGATGGTTCTGATAATCCAAACTACAAGGATGACTTAAGCAGACAGATTAAAATTGCTACTGATTTTGATAGCTATTCAGAAACTAGTCCTTCTGGAAAAGGACTGCATATAATTGTTAAAGGCAAAGTACCAGATGGAAAGCGTACTAATTACATAGAGCTTTACCCTGAAGCACGTTACTTCACCATGACAGGTAACGTATTCAATAATAAACCAATAGCCGATAGACAAGACGCCCTTAACCAACTGTGGGCACAAATGGGTGGAGTGATTGAAGCTCCAGCTACAGTTGATAGTCCATTAGAAATTAGTGACGATCAAATACTAGAATTGGCTCGCAAGCACAATACAAGCACTTTCACAGATTTGGAAGCTGGTCAATGGGTTGGAAAATATCCGTCCCAATCTGAGGCTGATCAAGCTTACCTGAATATCATAGCCTATTATACCAATGATAGACTTCAGGTTGAACGCATTTTTCGTGCTTCCAAACTCATGCGTTCCAAGGTTAACATCAATAAAGGCTATCTTAAGAATAGTATTACCAAGGCTTTCGATCAGAAAGTACCACCATTAAATTTTGATGGATTGAAAGAGCAACTTGAACTTAAGCTTTCCACTAAACCCGCTTCGTATAATGGTAGTACGGTAGCCTTTGACGCTACAGGAGTTGGTTCAATTCCATCAGCGGGTGCCAATACACCAATAACCCTCCCTCCCGGTCTATTGGGTGAAGTGGCTCAGTTTATTTATGCTGCTGCTCCACGTCCAGTGCAAGAGGTAGCGATAGCCGCAGCTATTGGGCTGCTGAGCGGCATTACAGGCAGAGCATACAATGTATCAGGTACAGGATTAAATCAATATGTGCTGCTCCTAGCCATGACAGGAGCAGGAAAAGAAGCATCTACTTCTGGTATTAATAAATTAATGGGATTGGTTAAAGAGCAAGTACCATCTTCCATTAATTTTGTTGGTCCTTCTGAAATTGCATCCGGCGCAGCACTATTCAAATTTCTTGGCACAACGTCACAATCTTTTATATCGTTCTTAGGTGAGTTTGGTTTACGCCTTCAGCAAATGAGCAGCCCTAATGCAAACGGTTCTGAAGTCTCTCTTAGGCGTATGCTTCTGGACTTATATAACAAGTCTGGTGCTAGTGAAATTCTCCATGCCTCTATTTATTCCGATAAGGCTAACAATACTTCTGCTGTACATTCTCCCTCGTTTAGTATTTTGGGAGATAGTACCCCTGAAAGATTTTATGGCGCATTGAATGAGGATATGATTAGTGAAGGATTGTTGCCAAGGTTTCTGTTGATTGAATACAAAGGCAATAGGCCTGATTTGAATGATCATCATACGCAAGCTGTTCCGTCATTCAATTTGATTAAGAAGCTAAGTGATCTGGCTGCTTATGTTGATAGTCTTAATCATGCTGCTAAGCGTTTAGTTATCAATGTGCAGTCTACTCCTGAAGCAGCCAAGTCTTTGCGTGAATTTGATCTATCAGCTACGAATAAGATCAATTCATCTAATAAGGAAGTTATCAGACAATTGTGGAACCGTGCCCACATTAAGGTTTTGAAGTTAAGTGCTTTGCTTGCTGTTGGTCAAAACATGATTGAACCTGTTATTACTCAGGTTGATTTTGAATGGGCAGCTAGGTTAATTGAAGCTGATATTAATGCTATAACTGATAGATTTGATGCTGGCGAAATTGGTGGCAACTCGTTTGAGCTTAACCAAATGAAAGATATGATTAGAATTATTAAGGAATATGTAGATAAAGATTTTGAATATGTATCTAAATATAAAGCTGTTGAGAAAATGCATAAGAATAAAGTAATATCTAATACTTATTTAAACTTACGATTAACTAAAATGGCGTCATTTAGAAATGATCGCATTGGAGGAACTGGAGCTTTAAAAAGAACTATTCAGAATATGATAGATAACGGTAGACTTATTACATTATCATCAGTTGAATTATTTAAAAAATATGAGACTACTCAAAAGGCTTATTATATTCATCCGTCTATTCTTGAGGATTAGTACGTTTTGTATGGAAAAATGCTTCCTTGTATGGGTGTCAAGTGCTTGAAATTGTTATACTAAAGGCGAAAAAGGATGATTTTGTATTAGTATGCTCTGAAGCTACCCTCTCCTAACCCTGTGTGACCACCTCACACTTATACTATTATGTTAAATATCTATACTATTTATACTATTTATATTAAAGAGAGTGAGTTCAAGGGGTTAGCCGTCCAAAAAACCGCACAAATGAATACAAAGGACTAAAAAAATGAAAGATGACAATCAAAGCGATGTGCAAAAGTATCAGCTATCAGATGCTCAAATTAAATTATTTGTAGATAAGTCACAAGATAAGCATGTGAAGATGATTTGGAACGTCGCAATAGAAACTGCTGCTATGAAAGCAAAAGAAAATGGAGCTACACCAAATGTATTACTCAAGATAATGAAGCTGGTGAAGAAATGACAAAAGAAATGCCAGATAAAGATTATATCAAACGTCAAGATGGTTCTGATATTTATTTAGGACCATTTGCTAAAGAAGTATGGAATTTAGCAATCGAGCAGGCTGCAATAAGTGTGGGTAAACTACCTTACTCAACGGAAGCTTGCGCTGTTATTAGAGGATTAAAGAAATGAGTATGCCAAGAGTTAAATTATTAACGCTAACTAATGGTAAGCATGTCTGGTATCCAAGCCAGAGTGATCTAAACCATTATAAGAGTATTGCTGAAGTCTGGATTGAGGAAAGGTTGACAATGGATGAATTTAAAGAATTATTAGGAAAAAGAACATTTCTTAAAAATAAGTAGTTGACTATCAATTGAAGGCCGTCTATAGTGATGAATAACAGATGGAGATACAAATGACTGATACATATCAGCCCGCTCTTGAAGTTTCCAAAGCTGAAGTGGATTTTATCCGCGCCAATGCGCCGCGTTCTGGAACCTTGGCTGGTCTTTGGGGCTATTACAATCGTAAGGGCGGGTTGACCCAACGTCAATTGGACTTCGTTCGCAACGCAATGAAGGGAGCATAAGCAAATGTTCTATTATTTCACAGCTAACAAAGTTGCTGGTTACTCTGGCTTCGTGATCTATGGACCGGCAAATAGCAATATTTGCTCTGTCTGGATGGTTCCCGGTACTTTCTTTGATGATTGGGATAATCAGTAGTTGACTTAATTAAACTAACCGTCCATACTGGACAAACTAACTAAATGGAGAATGAGAAAATGAAGAATGTTTCGCTAGGTTCAAAGAAGAAGGTTTTCAAGTCGGTTCGGTTGGCTGCGGAAGCTGCTGGCGTTCCCTACATGACCTTCTACATGCGTTTGCGTAGTGCTGAGAAGGCTGGTGGATTGGGCTGGAAGGCTTACAGCACGTTCCATAAGCCTGTCAGGAAGTATGTCAGGAAGGTAGCGGAGGGTCAAGACAATGGCTAATGGTCGTAAGGTGACGTTTGAATATCGTCCTAATTCGGTAGAGGCAATTAAAAACAAGACGCCTTATAGGTGTCTGAAGGTTTCTAATAGCCTTGAATTTAATCCGGGGGACTGGTATAAAGGCGAAGTTGTAGAAGCTCATTGCCGTAGCAATCATTGGGAAGTTGTTATTGTAGCTGAGTAAATACTAAAGGAAGGTAGAGCGGCTACTTTTAAACCATGCTCGTTTAGCGGCATGATCCTTTAAGCTAGGCTGGATTTAACCCTAGGAATGCAGAACGGTGGAAATCCGCTGTAATCCAGCCTAGCACTTTAATTATTAATGGAGGATTGTAATGGACTTTGATCTTAATGATTACGATCCGTTCCATCCTCGCTTTGAGATAGATGAAGCTGGTGATGAGCAGCTAGTTGACGAACCAATGGAAGAATATAATTGGGAAGAATGGCTTGACTTTGATAATTGATCCGTTTATAACTTAAATATCAAATGGAGGGTAAAATGAGACTTGATAAATATAAGTTTGCCAGCTTGATTGCGATGATCAGCAATTGGGGCTGTGTTCTTTCGCCCATTCGTATTCAGGATATTGATGACGCAATCAATATTGATACTCCTGATCCGGTAGCCTCATATCCTGATGCTCATGATATTAATTACCTCATGGCTTTGATGGCTGATGGCACCAAAAAGATTGAGGCTATCAAGCTGCATCGCAAGCTTACCGGCTTTGGCCTGAAGGAAAGTAAGGATATGGTTGAGAAGTATTGGCCTGTTCAGTCCTACTCACCGCTTAAGGTAGATTATCTAAAGCGTATTGCCGATGCTCTTGGTACTGAGGAAACTGGTGAAGCTTTGGTTGAAGTGGCTCGCAATGCCCATAGGGCTGAGTTGGAGCTTGCTAGCCAGCATAATGAACCGACAACCTTGGGTGATATTCTTCGTACTGCAACTAATAACGAAAATTATTAATTTAACAGTTGACTATCCTATAGGAACGTGTAGGATATAGAAATTCAAACAACAGCAGCCCAATCTCCTGTTGTTTGTCTTATAAAGAAGATAGGGTGCTGCTATTCTGCGCGGGGGAATAGCTTAAGACAAACTTTGCTGCATTGCTATGCGGTGAGGTTAGCCCGCGCCAAATTAAAGGATTAAACAAATGTATATCCTCTATTCCCCTCTAACTGGCTGTCAGGTTATCAGTGAAGATTATGCACAGTTTATGATGTGCTCAATGCCGTGCCCAAGTGGTCATAGCGTTTGCGTGTGGAGGGTTGGATGAGTGATATTCTGCTATCTATGATCCATGATAGAGCTATGGCAACTGCGCCTAAAAATATTGAGATAACAGTAGCTAACTATCATCTTTGGGTAGCTCATTGGTTTTTAACTGCTGAAAATTTAGCTCTGGAATTTGCTAATCAGGGTTTACCTAAAACTCATGAAGCAATTAAAAATATTATTGTAGAGCAGAAAAGGCTTATCAAATGAAACTGCGTATACAAGCTCAGCAGCTACTCCCCGGTGATATTGTGGGAAGTGGTGAGACTGTTGATAACGTCACCATAAACAGCATTCAATGGCCTACCAGTAAGTGTATGGTTCGATTAAAATCAACGCTTAAGAATGGTGTCTTTACTGGTAGGCAAGTCCTATGGGGTAAATATACTTATATCAATGTAGAGAGAGGAAAGACCTGCAATCATTGTACCGATTGGCAAGCCAAGGGTTTTATTTGTAATAGAACTTATGGAGAATGCGATTGTCCTAAGTGCCAAGGGTACTGCAAATGTTAGGACAATCATATAATGATAACTTCTGTATAGTTTGTAGAGGCAACAAAACTTTAAAAGTTATTGTCTTGGATGGAAATGGTAAGGATTATAAATACCTTCCTGATATTAAATGTGAAATTTGTAATGGAACTGGCGTTATTGCTACTGCTGCTGGACAAGCAAATCAATTGAGTAAACAAAGACAATGTTAATCGCTCAACTCTTGCCTGAAACTTGGCTGCAAGGCGAGGGTATGTTCTGGTGGTTCGTTCTGGAGGAATTAGCCTTGCCAATGCTGCTCTGCTGGAGGTTTCATGCCCATTAGCTATGCCCCGACTATCCGCTTTACCGCGCGGGAAATTTTAATTTTAATCCAAATCATTGAAGTTGCGAGGGCTGATGAAAGCATCTACAATATCGCTCGCAAGATGGAAGTGGAACAGTTACGGAATAAGTTGGGGAATGTGAAATGATAGACCCTAATAGCAAATCCTATCCCTATCTCGCCATTGCTCAACGTTATGGAGTGCCATATGCTGAAGTTTTAAAATACAGTGATGATATTAAAGAAATCAGCTACAAGATTGATACCATAATGATAGCATCTTATTGGAAACAGGCAGTCTGGAATGTGGAGTTAAACAGGAATGGCAGACAGTGGTCCTAGAGCGCAAGCTAGGAAGGAATTGCGTGATTACGATAATCCCAAGAATGGTCTTAACAAAAAGTTTGGAGATAGGGAGTATCTAAATGAAATTTTAAAAAGATATGGTATGCCTGAAGCTGAGTTGCGTAAATGGGTACTGGAAAAGTCTAGAAAAGGGAAGCGGCATGATTAGGTTTATTAAAGTTACCGAATGTGTAAACACTCTGAGGATACCACTTATCATAAATACCAATCGTATCATATCAATAAAGATTGGCGATAAGAACAGAGATACGATGATCCAGCTAGATAGCAAGTTTTTCTTTGTAGCTGAGACTACTGAGCAGATTTGGGGAATGCTGAGCAATAGTACTGGTGTTAGCTTTGGAGAGAATTTAAGTCATGAAGAAGTTATTCAGCTTAGAAAATTAAAATCATGAGCCAAAATTTAAAATTTACCATCGTATCCATTGCAATAGCTAGTTTGATCCCGATTGGATTAGGACTTGCTTTATGGACTAAAGACAGCTACTATTTGGTAATGAGTGTGATAGGATTTATTATCATAGCTGCGGGAGGGTAGAATGGGATGGTCTAGCGAATGGAATTTACCACCACTAAAAGAATTTAAAACAGAGTTGCCTATCCAAGATATTATTGAAAAGGTCTATTTAAACAAAGTGCCCACACATGACCCTTATTCTAATCCTGATGCTCATATTTATTACGAGTGCTCTTGCGGAGAAATACTTGATCCGGGTACGAAATCTTTTGCCTCATTGAATAATCATGCTAGCAAGGTTGGCTGGAAGATTAGATTTAGTGAGAGAGGCTACATTCCTCATTGTGTTAAGTGTGGGGAAGGTATTGAGTAGTGGCTAGAGCAGGACAACGCAAAACCCATTGCTACATGGGCCATGAGCTATCTGGTGATAACGTTAGAGTTAGGCTTGTATGGTCTAAAGGTAAGCAGTACGAGGAAAGAGGCTGCAAGGCTTGTAAAAGAATTAATGAGGTGAATAGATATTACAGGAATAAGAAGAAGCAAAAGAATGAAACATACTATAAATGCTACACTTAGATGTAATGATGGAATAGCTCCTAATGAAGATGAAGTTGATCTAATGATTAAAACTTTAGAAATGAGAATAGGAACTGAATTTATTGCTGAGAGAATATATTGGGGACCGATAATGTGGCAAGATAGAGATTTTATATTTGCTATTTACCGGGATTGGAATAAAGCAGAATGAAACGCACGTTAGCAATTAGATGGTTGTTCTGGTGGCATAGGGCTGAGTATTGGCAGCAATGGCACTGGCGACGATCCAAACGAATAGTAGGTTATCCTGAAGCTAAACCCAAGAAAGAATGGTGTGACAAATGAAACAGTTTCGTTTACTGCTAACAGATACTAATCAATGGACAGCTTGGTTTGATCTGGATAAAAACTTTCCTCCTGCTGCGCTGGATGGTATTTTAAATGTTCAATTCAGTGAGACTTTGACTGTACCAGAAACTGTTCAATTTTGGAAAACCCATCAGGGACAATATTAATGAATTATAAACAACTCCTAGCTGATTTTTATTTATCTTTGTTGACTATTCCTGCTCATTCGAGCTTCAGACTTGATAACCAGCTTCTTTATGCTACAACTCGCGATGCTCTGGCTACTGAGCTATTTGAAACTCCAGAGGCAGTACAACGGATATTCGAGCGGATGGCTCAAGAGGATCAACAATGAAAATGGATTTTAAAGATTATGGCTTACCGAAAGAAATTAAAAATATTAAAATAAATGATCGTGATAAATATTTGTTGACTGTATTTATTGTTTGCTGCATTCTTATCTGTTGGATGACTTGGGTAGTATCCACTCCAGATATTACAAAGCGTGGTAGCTGTGTCTACTACATGGCTTGTCTGATCGGGCTATGAGCTATTTTCAGTACATCATAGATGCTGTAGTAGTGTTCTGGATTTTGAAAGGATTGTTGCATTGGCTGATGAACGGATGATTAAAGGACCATCAGTAGACGATATTATCCGCAAGATAGTTCTAGCTCATGCCGATCAGGAAATATTTGGGCTAGCTCTGGTATTTGTAAATGAAAAGCTAGAGACTGAAATTGAAATGAGCTTTGGCAATGGTCAAGCTTATGCGATGAATACAGGAGTTGATTTACTTAAGAATGCAATACTGCATAGAATAATGACTGCTGGTCAAATACCGCCAAAGGAAAGAGAATGATTAGACATCCTATAGGAGAATGGATGCTGGTAAGGTTTGAGCCTTACAATTCAAATACTCATTTGATAGCTAGGCTTTGGATAAGGGTGAAGTAATGACTGAATTAGACCTATCGGGAGAAGGCAAAGCTTCAGATGCAGAAATAGATAATGCTGCTGCTATTATTTTTAATGAGCTAAGGATTTTTGATAGTCCTAAAGATGCTGGTCTAGCTATTGCTGTAGCTCATCACAATTTTATAAAAGCTTCTTTCCCTCCTGAGTTTAAGAAAGACGCTATAGCTGCTTTAGAAAAGCATGTAGAGCTAATCAAAAAACTTATAGAGGAAGAATGGCAATGATTATAGTCTTTTTACTTATCACAGCATTTCTAATTAGTCTGGATATTTATCTGAGATATGAGCCAGATTGATGTACTATGAGCATGTATGGTACATGGAAAAATTGATTGTAATGTGGATGTATGCCGCATTCATCATTGAGTTGAAATATTGGAATGAAAAATGACTTGGGGTAATCCACCTAAATTAAAAATCCCTCGCAATACTCATAGAGTAGCTGTCACGCCAGAACGATTAGCTGGCGATAGTGAAAGTTCTCAACAGAAAGCTTTGTTTGCATGGAGTGCATTGAATGTGGGTAAATATCCTAGCTTGGCTTATATGTTTGCTATTCCTAATGGTGGATTGCGTGATGTTAGGACGGCTGCTAATTTAAAAGCTGAAGGTGTTAGAAGTGGTGTATGCGATATATTTCTGCCATGTCCTGTTCAAACTCAATGGGCACAGCAGTATGCTGGTTTGTTCATTGAAATGAAGCTAGAGAAATATCGTAATAGAAAAAATGGTGGATGTTCTGAAGAACAACTTGACTTTATTAATTTTACGGTTAGTATGGGTTATTTTTGTAAAGTTTGTTATAATTGGGAAGAAGCAAGAGAAATAATAGTGAATTATTTGGAATATAGAGTTTGACTTAAGTAATTAATCCGTCTATAAGGGCTGTACTCTAACAAATGGAGTATGGCCTATGTTTATGTCTGGTGTCATAAACTATCCTTCAGTAGAAGAAGCTAAGAAATCAGGTTTCACATTTACCAAATATGTTGTATTGGAGCAACATAAAGATGGTACAGCGTCTATCGTTCATCTTCAAGATATTCCTGTTCAAAAAGGTCAAATTGAATATAAAGGATATTAAAAATAATTAAAATAAACGGTTGACTAGCAATAGCCAACCGTTTATTGTATCTAAATCAACTGGAGGATAATCAAATGTTCAACGTTGAATTTAAGCACAGCGAAACCAAGGCTTGGACGCAAAAGGCTACCTTTGAAAGCTCTCAGGAAGCAGAGAAGTTTGCTTATATTCAATCCTTGAACTACACCAATGCCTATCGGGTGGTGACTGATAATGGTTTTGTTACTGCTGAATATAAGTCAAAATTTTAAAAATAGTTGTTGACTTAAGTTTTAAATCCGTCCATAACTAATCCATCAGCAAACAGGAGCTACCCAATGACCAAGTTCACCAAAGAAGGCTTTAACTATCATGGCGGTTATGTCACCTATCAGGGTCGATTTGTGGCACGTTTCAAGTATGGTGCTGTTTCCAGTGCTCGCCCATTCATGACCTTCCTGATTAAGAATTATACTGTAGAGGAATATTTTGCTTTGAGGGAAACGCCAAATCCTGATAATTGCCTTGGCAATGTTTATGCCCCTCTGGAGATTGTTGAGCAGAAAGGCTTCATTCTTTCCCACATTAAGAAGTGGCTGAAGGAAGGTACGCTTAAGACTTGGAAAGGCCAAACTGCTGCTCAGCTTGGATTAATCTAAAAATAATTAAAAATAGTTGTAGATGGCTGTTGACAATCAATTAGCAGCCGTCTACAACATGAATATCAAATAGGAGCTAAACATGGTATCAGATGCTCGAAAAAAGATGCTGGAGAAGGTCAAGGCCATTTTGGCTAAGACGATGGATAACGGCTGCACAGAAGAAGAAGCTATGGCTGCTCTTGCCAAGGCAAAAGAGCTTATGGCTACCTATGAGCTTACTGAGGCTGATATTGAAGCCTCTGAGCAGGAGCAGGCAATCTATCACAAGACTGATATGCGTGATCCTTATGATATTAAGGAAAGGCTTTATACGGCTGTTGGCAATTTCACTCGCTGCAAAGGCGTGAATGGGCGAAAAAAGAATTATGGCATCAGCTTTGCTGGTTTGGAAAGCGATGTTATCTTTGCAACTTGGCTGCTGGATACCCTCCAGAGGTTCATTATGCGAGCACTGAGGGATTTTCAGAAGGAACGGGCTGTAAAGCGTATTCCTAACTCTAACTACACTTCAGCAAGCTTTGTTGTGGGTTGCCAAGAGCGAATTAAAGAAAAGCTTGAAGCTTTGACCATGAAAATGCCTGCTAAAAATCAGGAGATTATTGCTGCTGTTTTGGCTCAAAATGGCGTGGTATTGCGTAAATATAACGTCAGAGGCATTGAAATTGATCGTAATGCCTATGGTAAAGGTCATGCTGCTGGTAATTCAGCTAGGTTTGATCGGCCTGTTGAGCAAGGTGGAATAAAAAGACTAAAATAAATTAAAATAACTCTTGCAATCTAATTTTGAACCGTGTAGAAGTAGGTTATCAACAAGGGAGCTACCAAATGACCTACTTCTGCACCACTCACAAGGATGAAGATTTGAATGCTCTGGTTGGTGAAAAGCTGGATGGTTGCACTAATCATATGGTTAGGGACGGTTTCTATGATATTGAGCAGTATCAGAAGGCTCCCCGTCCTAACCATGTAGTATGGGTAATGGCTAAGGATGCAACAGCCAAGTTTGGCTATCGGTTCGATCATTTGTATGGAATACCAAAATAAGCGTTGACTTTAATAATTAAACCGTCCATAACAATCCTACCAACCAATGGAGAGACAAAATGTTTGAGGTTCGATTTGCAAACGGTGTCACAGCTAAGGTTAATGGCTGCAAGGTTCAAGATGAAAGTTTTGATCGTGCTAAGGCTAAGGCTCAGACATTGCATAATTGCTCAGCAATGGATCACCATTTTGAAGTGTGGGAAGTTAAGCAAGTCTGGACTACCCAAACTTTGAATGAAGCTATTTTGAAAAAAATTAAAAATAGTGGTTGACTTAACAAATCAACCCCTTTATAACGAATGTATCAACTGGAGGAATGAGAAATGGCTAAGACCTTACACTTCCACTTTTATGATGCTGGTGCTTTCAATGATGCTCCTATGCAGCGATATGTAATGTGTAATTTTTTCTCAGTTATCAATGGTCGTATGCACGTTGGTTCTTCCCAATTGGTGAAGGCTCAAGAATGGAATGTTTATCGTTCCCACATTGAAAACAATGGTTGGACTAATCGTAAACCTTTTTACGGAATTGAAGAATACCTGTTGACTTAAACTTTCAATCCGTCCATAACATCATAGTGCAATCCGCACAGAACTGCAAATAAGGAAATACCAAAATGGCTATCAAGGACATTGCTTCTGGTCGAACCGACATTTACAAGGTTGATCCTGCTGTTATCCAGATTAAAGAGGGCTGGAATAGCCGGGATGCTTCTGATCCGGCTAACGCAACTCATGTTGCGGAACTCATGAACTCAATTCGTGAGATTGGAGTTAAGAAGCCTCTGGTTTGCTACATGGAAGATAACGTTGTTTATGTGACTGATGGTCATTGCCGGTTGCAGGCTGTGAAGCATCTGCTGGAGCAGGGAGTAGAGATTAAGACTGTTCCGGTTATGGTAGAGGATCGTCACAGCAATGAAGCTGATCGCATTTTCAGCCAGATTGTTCACAATAGCGGTAAGCAGCTAACCTCTCTAGAGCAGGCAAAAGTATTTAAGCGTCTGTGTGACCTTGGATGGGCGCAGAAGGACATTGCTGTTAAGGCTGGTATCTCTGGCGGTCGCGTTAGCCAGTTGCTCGAATTGCTGATCCTGCCTGCTATCCTTCAGAAGTACATTGTTGAAGGCAAGGCTTCTGCAACAATGGTTCTTAATACCTACAAAAAGCATAACCATAATGTTGATGCAACGATTGTTGAGCTTTCCGGTGCGGTTCAAGTTGCTGAGAAGCAAGGTCGCAAGCGGGCAATGCCAAAGGATACGGAAGGTGGCGGAAAGGAAAAGTCTGAAGGTGGCAAGCAATCCCTGAAGAATTACCTGAAGGAACTGATTGCTACTGCCTACGCTGATGAGCGTATTGACGATACCGAAAACATGGTCACTATGACCCTGACTGAAGGTGATTGGGCTGAGTTCATGGAGAAAATTGATTACTGATAGTATCGCGTAGGGGAGGGTTGATAGCCCTCCCCATTAATTCTTAATGGAGGAATGATCTATGAAACGACGATTGGAGCATGTGCAATATGCTATAGCTGAAGCTGAAAGGCTTGGAGCTAAGATTGAGCTAACAATGAGAAGCAAGCATATCTGCGGTATCATTAGTCTCAATGGTCAACAGCGAAAAATCTTTCTGTCTGTATCGCCTAGTGATCATAGAATATTAATGAATGTGCAGCAGGATGTTAGAAACAAGGTGAAGGAAATGCGAGGATGATTTATCTTCAGGAAGGCGTCAAGGGAGTTGCAATCTTTACCAGTGTGGGTATCATCTATGCTGTTTTAAAGATTTTATTTGGATGACACTGAAGGAACGATTGGATGCAGTATGGGAAGAAAAGGGAATAGTTTTCCCATGCCATCTTGTAAGATGGAGTGAAAAGAATATTGGATATTATAAATTTGCTAATAAAATTAAACTTTTATTTTACACAAAGGGGAAACGATTAAATCCTAAAAGGAAATCAAAATGAGATACTTTGTATGGCTTCCCGGCTTGCGTGGTCCTGAAGCTCAATTTTGGGATGAACCTGATAAAACTGCTGATGGAAAGCCAATTAAAACTTTAACTAAACCTATAGCGGTTCCTGATCATATTAACTTGTCTAGTTATGCTGCTGAAAATCCTTTACCATATGATGGCTAAATCATGACACGTCGCCATACAGTAGACTACTATATGGATAATTATGTGCCAATAGAATTTTGCAAGATTTGTTCTGCTGAAGGCGATAGATTGCTAGAAGAATGTCAAGGTCCGATTGCTTCGCCAGTGCTTTATTTCAGGAACTTGACTAGAGAAGAATTTGAGGCTCAATACAAAAAGGCTCTTGACCAATCGAACCAGACTGCTAAATAAGAGTTATTGAATTGAGGGGAATGGTTCCCCATAAATCATAAAAAGGAATTTACAATGGCTAAGGCTGCTACGGTACAGAGTTCTGGAATTGATAAGGATTTGCTCCAGCAGATTGTTACTGCTTCTGCTACTCCTGAAGGCTTCGTCTATGTGTCTCAGACACAAGGTCAACCGATGTTGGCTAACAATCCTCCGCTGATTGTTGTCAATACTGGCTTGGTTGATCCTAATGATGGCACCAAATGTGCAGCGCGGGCTACTGATGCTGCTGCGGCGTATCTGGCTGCTCAGGGAGCTTCTAGCTCAACGTCTACCAGCGAGGCTGCTAAGCCTGTCTATGAGATTATCACTAATGCCGTGCTTCCTCCCGCTAAGAAGCGTGGTAATACTTCTGGTAGTGGTGCGCCTACCAAGTATCCTTTCGACAAGCTGGAGCTTAATCAAACCTTCTTCAGTGCCAATACGGAACATAAGAAGGGCGATGCTGTGAAGGCTTTGGGTAGCACTGTGTCTGCTCAGAATGATAAGTACAGTGAACCTACTGGAGAAATGAAAACCGTAACTCGCGCGGTACGCGATAAGGCTACCAAAAAGGCTCAAGTTGGACCTGATGGTAAGAAGGTTACTGAGACTGTAGAGCTTCCTGTTAAGAAGTATCTCCGCAAGTTTACTATCCGTCCAGTTGAAGGTGGTAAGAACTATGGAGCTTGGCAGGCTCCCGCTGATGGGGCATTGATTGCTCGCATTATTTAAACTAAAACAGGGTTTGACTTTCGGGTGAAACCCTGTACTATCTTGATATTGAGCATCACCATAGAATATTAAGGGGCTGGTCGTTTTACCTCTCAAGGGACCGCCAGCCCCTTTTTTAATAATTAAATTGGAAATGTAAAATGGTTCAATATAGGCGTGGTGCTGAAAATATCCCCTTACAGCACGTCAACAAAGAAATGCCAATCCTAGTCATTGTATACAATCTCCTAGATAATGACGCTGTAGTTGAAGAAAAACGAATTAACTATGGTGATGCAGAGGAAAGGAAATGGTTAGGACGAATTAGCTTTTGGGCATTTCAAAATCATTGTAGCGTTGAGACTATAGCAATAGTAGATGCTGAAGCGGAAATAGGAAAATGAAAAATGGCTACACATTATCATAAATTTGAGAAATCATCGTTTCTATCTAATTGCTCTTATGATAGCGACAAGCAAGAGCTTACTGTAGTTTTTCATACTGGTAAGTCTTATACCTATAAAGAAGTATCCATTAATACTTATAATGATTTGGCTGATGCTAAGTCTGCTGGAATTTATTTCTCTCAGATCAAAGATAGTTTGAAATCAAAATGAACAATGAAAAAGTAATCTGCCAGCATTGCGGTAGAAACTTAACTGAATATTTTAAACAAACTGGTGATTGGCGTTGCTTTTATTGTGTTAAAGAATGGCATAGATGGATTAAATCCAAATGAATAATGATGATACGGTAAAGCTGGTCACTACCAAGCCTGACACTGAGCTAGCCAAGGAATTAAAGGCTGAGCTAACTAAAGCTGCTGAGCCTTGGCTAGAAGCCTGTACCAAAGCTAACAAGGCTGGCTTTGCGATACAGTCTAGTTTTGCTCCTGATTATTTAGGACGCTATGTAATTCAACAATTACAGTTAATTAAAATATATTAGCGGGCATGATGGAATTGGTAGACATGCAAGACTTAAAATCTTGTGCTTAATTGCGTATGGGTTCAAGTCCCTTTGCCCGCACCAAAAAAACTTTAAGGAACCTTTGTTCCCTTGCCACGTTCTCGCCTATCTTCCCTCTGTCATGAAAGGCTGCTACAATGGCGAAAGCTGCAACAAAGCCAGTTTGGAATGATGATTTGACATCTGATAACAAGGCTAAGGAATGGGCTGATTATCATGCTGCTAAAGGCGATGCAGCAAAGCCAGTTAAGAAAGAATTTAAGATAATTGACAACGCATATCATGCTTCTGCCAAGCCTGAAGATGATACAACCAAGGATAGCTATCTATATCCCTTCGCTGATCTTAACGTAGGACAAGGATTATTTATACCGTTAGAGAGTAATAATACGATTGATAAGCTTATGACAGCTATTCATAGGCAAGTTGACTTGTTCCGCAATCAATATTCAGAAATAGAAAGGAATGAGGAAGGGGATCAGATTTACGAAAATGTTACCATTAGAGCTAGGAAGCGTAAACCAGATGGTTCATTTGAATTAGATGGCGAGGGTGTACCTAAGTTAACTGCTAGCTCTGTATTGCGTCCTAAGCTCATTGGGCCTATGTTTAGAATAAGAGCTATCAAAAAAGACGACGAATTTGCAAAGGGCACGAAGTCTGATAGCGATGGAGTGCTTGTAATCCGTTTGGATTGAGATTATGCACATTCACATTCACCACCACTATGACGATCACAAATGGGAGATTTTGATGGGTATTCTTGATGACCTTCAGGCTAAAGCTAAGGCAACGCTGGATAAAGTGACTAGTGATACCGATATTGACAATGCTGTTGCTAAGGTTGTGAATGATCAGGTTGCTACTATTACTGATCTGAAGGCTCAACTAGCTGCGGCTATTGCTGCGGGTAATGATCCTGTCAAGCTTCAGGCTCTTAGTGACACTATGGATGCTATCCTAGCTGCGGATACCTCCAATGCTGCTATTGTGTCTGCTGCTGTGACTGCTGGCACTCCTGCTGCTACTCCTGCTCCTACTACTTGACAGGAACTAAAACTTTAATTAGGAGTTGGGCCATAGTCGGTTTGACGGATGTAATCAAACCTGATCACTATTGGTCCTGATCCCAATTGGTAAAGCACAGGGTAAAAAGCAGCCTTCACACGGCTGCTTTTTTCTGTTCTGTTGGGGAGTGCTTTAGGCAGTTAGAGCACAACGCGGGGAAAAGGGCCTTTAGTATGCCTTCAGCTAAGGGCCTTTTTCTTTTCTAAATTTGTGGTATATGTTCTGTTATGACTTGGGCAACAGACTTCCATTTCACTGTAGAGAAGCCAGCAACGGACAAATTTGCTCCTACTGGCGGATGGGGATCGGTTAGCCCTCCAGTGTCCCCTTGGAGTGTGGGTACAGATCAGCCCAAGGTACAAGCTTATCAATCAGATGAAAATCTAAAGAAGCAATACGGCATAGAGCTTGCAAAAACGTCTAATGCGTTTGAAGCGGCATGTAAAATCTTTGGTGAAGAAGCAAGTAAAGCTTTATGGGTTAGTTTTAATTGGTTAACCGATCCGATTGTAGTTGCGTCCAGAGATATTTATGCAAAAACCGTTGCCTTGAGCACTCCCTTGCTTGACAAGGAACAATTGGCAGCTAAGGTGCTCGCATTGGCTGACGAAAAAATTTTAAAAAATGGAGTTATGACACCAGTTATAGAAGCGAAAGACAGAATAGCTGCTCTTAAGCTGTATTCTGACATTGCTGGCTATACTGGAAAAGTTGAAATTGATAGTTCTACAAATATAAATAATACAATTAAAGAATTGACAATTAAATTAGTGAAAGCTGAAGAAAAGAAACCAGTTACAATTGATAATGCTCCTAATAAGAATGTTAAATCAGAAATCTTAAATACTGAGAATACACCAATTACGTTAAAACTAGTTGGTGGTGCTGCGCGTTAAGTTCTGATTTAACTTTTTAAACAGGAGCTACATCTATGATTAAGAAACTTGGACTTTCTGCTGCTGCTCTGTTAGCTACCATCGCAATTGCTATTGCTGCTGGTGCTTTTCAGGGTTTTCCTTTAGTTGGTGATACTACTGGCGCTACTTGCCTTAGCTATGGCAATGGTGCGGTTTGTAATCAGTTTCGTCCTGCCGGTCCTGCTGCTCTTACTGGTAGCGAACAAATCCCGGCTGATACTGGTGCTAGTACAGTCCCTGCAACAGTTTTAATTCCTACCAGCTTACTAGCTAATGGTTATGGTGGTGCAACTATATTTAGCACTACTGGTACTACTGCTGCAATTGTTGTGGCTGATGGTATCTCTAACTATATTTATACTGGCACTGGTACTGCTACCTTTACTTCTTGGAAGCTTCCTGCCAATCCGATTGATAACCAGAAAGTTTGTTTGACTAATGCTGGCACTGGCGTTCTTACGCTTACTGCTGTCGCAGCTAGTGCTAATAGGGCTGGAACCACTCCTACTATTACTGGTACTGCTCCTACCAGTATTCCGGTTGCTACTGCTGTTGGTACTGCTGGTACGGTTACTTTAGCAACCAACTGCTGGTTATTTACGGTCGCTGGTGTTTGGTATCGCGTTCTCTAATCCTTTCACACAAACCTTTAAAGAAAGGATTAGACTATGACTTTACGCCAAAACTTTATCTCTAGCAGGCAACTGCTACCGGGGGAATGGGCTAATTCCGTTACTGCTCATTTAACCTCTATTCAAACTGCTACTGCTAGTACTACTCAAACGCAAGCTGGCGGTACTAAAATTACTGCTGCTGCTGTTGCTGTGACTACTGGCAATGCTAATGACGCTGTTACTTTACCTAAAGGGTTAAGTGGTGGTGAAATCATGATTGCTAACCTTAGTGCTAATGCGCTAGGAGTGTTCCCTTATCCGGGGGATATTATTTTCCCTAGTGCTGCTGATGCTGTATTAGCTCAGACTGCCAGTAAGAATGCAATTTATAAAGTTGCTAAAGTTTCTGCTGCTGGTGTAGCTACATGGTATAAGATTGAAAGTGCTTAATTACCCCCAAACTAGCCCGTCCTCAAAAGGGGCGGGCATTTTTTCAGGATTTAAAATTTATGAAAAAAGTTCTATTTTTGATTTTGGGGTTATTGGCTTTCTTCCCACAATCAGCATCAGCCCAAAGCCAACGCAATCCTTGCGTTTATTTAACTACTTCTAATCAAAACTGTGTCCCTGTTGGATCGTCTGTTACTGGTGTGGGTAATAGCCCTATGCCTGTCGGTGGCTTGGCTAATGCTTCTGCTCCTACTTATGTAGAAGGTCAAACAGGAAGTCTTAGTTTTGATTTAACAGGTAATTTAAGAACTACTGGTGGAGGTGGTGGTAGCACTACTGTTCCCGGTTTTACTCCCGGTGGAACATTTGCTACTTTAACTGCTACTGGATCATCAGCTAGTGTAGCCCTTCCTGCTGGTGCTACTGTAGCATTTCAAAACACTGGCACAACTACTGTCAGTTGCACATTAGGAATAGGTAGTGCTACAGCTACGGCTAACCAAATAATTGTTCAAGCTGCATCAACTGTATTCTTAGTTCCGGGTACTAATACATTTGGTGCCTGTATAGACACAACTGGATCAGCGTCTAATCTAGTGGTGCTAGCTGGTGGTTCTGGTCTAGGTACTGGATTTGGTGGAGGTGGTGGAGCAAGTACTGGTAATACATCTGTTCAAAGTGCTGTTAACGTTACTCTTACCGATTGCTCTAGCACTATCGCTACTGGTGGTACGGCTCAGAATGCTTTTACTGCTGCTGCTACTCGCCACGGTTTTATTATAGCTAATATTGATACTGCTGAAGTTATGTGGATTAACTTCACTGGAACAGCAGTAGCTAGTGGTACAGGATCATATCCATTAGCACCAGCGTCAACAGTGACTTTCTCTGGATTAAATTCTTTTGCTTCTCCAATCGGTATGGGTATCAATACTGCTTTATCAGTAATTGCTGTCACTACTGCTCATAAATTTTCTTGCACGGTTTGGTAAATGAAATTATTTGCTAAGCTATTTGCTTCTTTATTAATATTAACATTAGCCATTGCTCCAGCATCAGCGCAATTTGCTGGTGGTGGTACTGGCTTTCGTATTGGTGGTGGTGCTTGGGGGCAAGGTGACGGGAGAGCATTACCGGCTAATACAGTACTACCTGTGGTTAGTGGTGTTACTGCTGTTGGCTACGTGCTGACAACTACAAACGGTACTTGGACTGCTAGCCCAACCTTTACCTATCAATGGAAAAGTAATGGTACTGCTATAGGTGGAGCTACCTCTAGTAGTTATACTCCTGTTACTGGTGATGCTGGTACTACTATTTCAGTCACTGTCACAGGCACTAATTCTGTCGGTAGTGTAAATGCTACATCCGTCAGTGTCGGCCCAATTAATCCAGTCTCCAGTCAGGCCGCAACATTCCTTGCCAAAACTTCCGGTTTAGACAATACCCATACTAACGCCTATATATCCCTCATAAATGGGGTTGTGACTGATGGTGTTTGGACAAAGTTAGATGTATTTCATATTTATGCAACGCAGGACAGCACTACCTCTAAGCTTAATTTAGTATCAACCAGCTATAACGGTGTATATGGTCCTACTCCACCAACGTTTGCGGCTGATCGTGGCTATACTGGTGTAACTGCTAGTACGCTAGTCTTTATTGATACTGGTTATACGCCAACAACTTCTCCCGGTGCTCAATTCACACTTAACTCGGCGCATCTGTCGATGTGGAGTTTAACGGCTGGTGTCGTTAGCTCGGACGGCGTTGGCGTGAACGACAATTCTGTTATTGATCCACATTATGTAACTGGCGACGTACTTTTAGCCAGTGTCAATTGCCACTTTGGCAGCATGTCCGTTCCCAACAGCGACGGCACAGGGTTCTACATAGCTAATCGTTCGGGGGCAACTGCTCAACAACTATATAAGAATGGAGCATCTGTTGCATCTAATAGTACTGTAACTACTACCTTGGCAAATCGTAATATGCTTACGGTTGGCAACAATAATGCTGGAGCGGGCTACGGTTGGGGCGGGCAAGAGGCAGCAGTTACGATTGGTTCGTCATTATCCAGCACCGATGCTAGTAGCTTATATAACAGACTTCGTACTTACATGACTGCTGTTGGTGTACCATAATGAAAAAATTAATTGCCGGTTTATTTTTTACTTTAAGTATTTTGCTGTCTGCTCCAGCTACATCACAATTTAGTGGCTGCTCTGCTGGTTTTTGCTCTCCGGGGGATGGTGATGTTGATGGGATACCAATAAGTAACGCTTGTACCAATGCGTCAGGAACTACTATTACTTTTACCGCACAAGGGGTTGGCAATGCTCAGCCTAATCGCGTTTCTGTTGTAACTCTTAATTGGGATGACAGTACAGCAGCAGGAACCGCTCAATTAACTGCTGCTACTATTGGCGGCATATCAATGACTAGAGCAGTTAGGGCTGCTACTGGTGGTCAAAGTAGTAATTCTGAAATTTGGTATGCTTCTAATCCTACTGGAACATCAGCTAATATAGTTCTGACATTTTCAACAACTGTAAATGCTGTAACCATAGAAGTTTATAGCCTTCTAGGATACAATACTGTTTCCGCGTCTACTACTGGCACTACTAGTGTAACTCAAGCTTTCAATAACAAACAATTAGCTCTTGCCGCTGGTAGCCGTCGCGTCAACGTTTCAACGTCATTGTCAAATATGACTAATGACTTTTCTTCAGCGTGTGGAGCTAATCTGTGGGGAGTTCATGCTTCTCAAAAATTAAATGGAAATAATGGCTCTCTAACTAGTGCTATTAGCCCAACTAGTAATACGCCCTTAATCGCCCTAGCAAAATGGGCTGTTGGTAGTGGTGCTAATTCTTGTAATGCTAGCGCCACATTTCTAAATCGTACATCTGGACTTGATGTTACTCATTTAAATGCTTATACTAATTTAATTTGCGGACTTGATAATGACGGTGTTCTAACTAAGTTAGATACGCTCTACACCTTTGCGACACAGGATCAAACAACCGCAAATTTAAATCTAATTTCATCCAGCTATACAATAGTTCCACAAAGTAGCCCAACTTGGACTATTGATCGTGGTTATACGGGAGTTGCTAACTCTACATCAGTTTATCTTTATAATGGTTTCGCTCCACCTACTCCCGGTGGTGGAGCAGTTTGGACTAATAATAATGCAAGTGTTTCTATATGGAGTAATACTGCTGGGCAAACTACTGGCTGGTCAAATGGAGTAACAGGAGGACCGGGAAATGGTTCGATTTTTATCTTACCAAGGGATGGTAGTAATCAAGCTCAATTCAATTTGAATAGTATTCCCGGTACTATAGTTAGTAACACAGATGGACATGGATTATTTGCAGTTAACATGACTAGCGGCACTACACTAGACTCGTATATAAATGGTGCTTCTGTTGGAACATTAAGTACTACGGCTGCTGCGCCTTGGGGAGGGCCTTTACCATTCCTAGCTTCTGGCAACTATCCCGGTCAAATCCATAATGGCTGGAACGGCCAACTAAGCGCCGCATCAGCAGGAGGGGCATTAACTGCTACTGATCATGCTAACCTTTACACCAGAATGAGAGCATATATGACTGCTGTTGGTGTACCATGAAACGTTGGCTTCTTTTATTATTTTTAATATTCTTAATCCCAACTCCAGCATCAGCACAATTTGGTGGTTGTTTGCCTGCGCTATGTGGTAAAGCTGTAGCTCCACCACCTAGCTGTATTGAAGCTGTTACGTTTCTTACTAGAACTTCTGGCTTGGATACTCCACATAGGAATAATTATATTAATTTAATTTGTGGATTAGTTACTGATGGAGTTTGGCCTAAACTAGATTATATATATACTTTTGCAACACAGGATCAAACCACAGCGAACCTGAATTTAGTTTCTTCTGACTTTACTGTTATACCACAAGCAAGTCCAGCATGGGCGGTTGATCGTGGTTATACTGGTATTGCTAATTCTTCAACGGTTTATCTATTTACCAATTTTGCCCCTCCGGGTTGCATAATTCATAGCCCTCTTTGTCTTGCATGGACGACAAATAACGCGCACTTCTCAGTCTGGAGTAATACAGCAGGACAAACTAACGGATGGGCAACTGGTATATCAGGAGGACCGGGAAATGGTTCTACCTTTATTCTTACGAGGGATTTGGCTGATAAAGCTCAATTTAATATAAATAGTGTCCCCGGTATAATAGTCAGTAATACAGATGGACATGGACTTTTTGAAGTTAATATGAGTGGTGGTAACACCATTGATGTTTACATAAATGGTAGTTCTGTAGGAACGTTAGGTACTACTGCTCTTGATCCTTGGGGCGGGCCTATACCATTGCTTGCTGCTGGTATTTATGCCGGTACAATCCAGCATGGTTGGGACGGCCAAATGAGTGCTGCAACTGCCGGAGGATCGTTAACTAGTACTGATCATGCTAATCTTTATGCTAGATTACGTACTTATATGACTGCTGTTGGAGTTCCTTAATTTGGAAATCGAGTTCATTGATAAATTAAGTTTTCTTTTTGAACCAGCACGTTTAAAAATTGCTTATGGTGGTCGTGGTGCTGGCAAAACAGATGGCTTTGCTATCGCTTTAATTATTCTTTCAATGAAATTGAGACTTCGTATTCTTTGTTTGCGTGAAGTTCAAAATTCAATTGAAGAAAGTGTTAAAGAAACGATTGAGAGCTATATAGCAGCTTATGGGTTAGACGATCAATTTGAAATTAAAGATAAATCTATTACTTGCAAAAGAACAGGCTCCAGATTTATTTTCTCTGGATTAAGATACAAAATTAACTCTATCAAGTCTCTTGCTAAAATTGATATAGCTTGGATTGAGGAAGCAAATAATACATCCAAATCATCTTTAGATAAACTTGGTCCTACCATTCGTGGTAAGCATGAAAGCGATCCTAGTGGTTTAGGTGGTCCGTTTAAAAAAGGACCGGAAATCTGGATCAGCTTCAATCCTGAATTAGAGGATGATGAAGTTTACAACAGATATGTTTTAAATAGAGATTTGTACGCTCCAGCCTTTTTACCTAATGAAGTAACTGGAGAAATGGAACGCTATGCTTATGTAGAGAAGATTAATTATACCGATAACAAATGGTTTCCTCCTGATCTTAGGAGAGAAATGAATTTGTTAAAGGCTAACAATTACGTAAAGTATTTAGAAGTTTGGGAAGGTTTCACCAAACAAACTCTTGACGGAGCGGTTTATTCGGATGAAATCTTAAAAGCTCTGAAAGAAGGAAGGCGCGGTAAGGTTCCTCATGATCCCACAAAGCCGGTCATTACAGCTTGGGACTTAGGACATTCTGACAAGACAGCTATTTGGTTCATTCAAAGGATAGGTTTAGAATTTAATCTAATTCACTATTATGAGAACAGACTTAAAAAGTTAGGCCATTATGTAGAGTATTTGGAGAGTTTAAAATATCAGTATAGCGTACATTATCAACCACACGATGCTGACAATGAAACTTTAGCTGCTAGGTCTATTTCTTCTCAAACTAGAAAAGCTTTCCCTAATGCTAAAGTGGTGGTTGTCCAGCGTCCTTCAAAGAAAGTTGTGGGTATCAATGCAGCTAGAACGGTATTTGAATTATGCAACTTTGATGAAGCAGGAACAGCAGATGGCTGGCAATGCTTATCGCGCTATGCCTATAAAGTTAACGATGATACAGGCAACTTTAGTAGGGAACCTGATCATGATACGCCTTGGTCACATGGAGCAGATGCATTCCAAACGTTTGCTTTATCCTTAAGAACTGAAGCTGATAGTAAGAAAAAGAAAATCGAACCTAGGATATTACCACTTCAACAGCAGCCTAGGGGCTGGATGGGTAGTTTATGAGATTAGGTGATCCAATATATTTAGATTTTGAAAAGCTTCCTGATTTAGTAATTATAACTAAAGAGGAAGCTGATGCTTATGCTGATAAGTTTCCTAAACGCCAATTTATAATTACTAATAATAAATCTGATGTTAAGAAGGTTAAATCATAATGGCTTGGTCTACTTCATTCAAAAATGAAATCTCTGATGAAGAAAATGAAATTCTTCTAGAGGCAAAAAAGCGTTTTAAGATTTGTGAGAATTGGGAAGCTCAAGCTAGAGTTTATTTTAGATATGATTACAAGTTTGCTAATGCTGATAGTAATAATATGTATCAATGGGATAATTGGGTAGTTGGTGATAGACAACAAGCTAAGCGTCCATGTTTAACCATTAACAAAACTCAGCAGCACAATCTTCAAATCATTAATGATGGAAAACAGAATAAGCCGGGAGTAACAATTCGTCCTGTTGGCGAGGAAGCTTCTTTTGAAGCTGCTCAAGTATTTCAGGAAGTGATTGACCATATTCAATATCAATCTAGTGCTGAAAATGTTTATGATAATGCATCAAAGTTTCAGGTTGATGGAGGATGGGGTTATTGGAGAGTTGCTATAGAAAAAGTAAATGGAAGCTTTGATAAAGAGATTTATATAAGACGCATTAAAAATCCTCTGTGTGTTTATCTTGATCCTAACATTAATGAAGTTGATGGAAGTGATGCTTGGTTTGGCTTTATCTTTGATGATATGGCTAAAGATTTATATGAAGCTCAATATCCTAAATTTAAAGATTTAGGTAATGCCGCGTTCAATGAGACTGAATATTACGGTTGGATGGATAAGAGCACAGTCAGAGTTTGTGAATATTTTAGGAAAACTCAAGAGGATGATAAATTAGTTTATTTTGTTCTGCCTGAAACTCAGGAGGAAATTGGTCCGGTAAAGTGGAGCTTACTGGATAAAGATGCAAGACAAATGTTTAATGAGATTAAAGCTAGGGAAAGCAATCTTCCTCCAGAAGAAAGAACTTATCAGGAGCAGGATGAGCTAAGCGAAAAAATCGAATGGTTTAAAATTGCTGGCAATAGAATTATTGATCGTAAGCCTTGGCTTGGAGCTTATATTCCTATTGTTCGTTTGGTAGGAACTGAAACTGTTATTGACGGCATTTGGGATTGCAAAGGGCATACTAGAGCTTTGCTTGATCCTCAGAGAATTTATAATATTAATTCAAGTGCTAATGTGGAATTTGGCGCATTACAAACTAAATCCCCGATCATGGCTCCTATGGATGCTGTAGAAGGATTTGAAGAATACTACAATAATGCAAATACAAATAATGCAGCTTGGCTTCCTTACAATCATTTAGATGGCGAAGGAAATCCAATTCCTGCTCCGTCTAGAATGCCTGCTCCTGTATCGTCACCAGCCTATGTTGAGCAAATGAAAATTGCTCAAGAGGAAATGATGATGGTATCTGGACAATATCAAGCTCAGATGGGGCAGAACGAAAATGCTAAATCTGGTGTAGCGATTAACGCTAGGCAACGTCAAGGTGATCGTGCAACTTATCATTTCATTGATAATCAAGCAATTGCTATTCGCTTTACTGGTAGAATTTTAATTGATCTTATTCCAAAGATTTACGATACCAAACGTGTCATGCGTATTGAGGCTAAAGACAATACAATCATGAATGTGACGATTGATCCTAATGCTCAACAGCCTTATCAGAAAGTGCCAACTGATCCCAATCAACAGCCTGCTACTGATAATACTCAACAGATCATCGAAATCATCTTTAATCCTAATGTGGGTAAATATGTAGTCCAATCTGATACTGGTCCTTCGTTTGCTACCAGAAGGCAGGAAGCCTTTAATGCCTTAACTCAGATTGCAGCGCAGAATAAAGAGTTCATGAACATTGCTGGTGATATTCTTTGGAAGGTTGCTGACTTTCCTGAAGCTCAAGTTCTGGCTCAACGCTGGAGGAAGATTATTCCGCCAAACATTACTGGTGATGCTCCAAATCCGCAGCAAGAGCAGATGATGCATCAGGCGGCAGACAAAATTGAGCAGCAGTTAGCTTTAATTGCTAAACAGCAGCAGGAGCTAGACAACAAGGATAGGGAATTAACAGTTAAAGAACGTGACATGACGCTAAGGGAACAATTGGCTGGTCATGGTGCTCTAGTTGATGGTGTAGAACAAATTAGGGCTGATTTTGATGCTATGAGCAAACGCATTACAGCCTTGGGTAATTCTGGTCCTGCATTCGCTCAGGAACAAATTGCTCCACTTCTCAAGCAAGCTGTGCTAGAGGCTCTGGCGCAGCATGGGCCTGTCACTGATGAGGCTATCGCAGCCAAGGGGCTACATGAGGGCGGTTCGCCGGTAGGCTTACCACAGCCTCCCTCTGGAGCTTCTGAAGGCGTTGCAAATCAGCAACAGGATAGCTTGCCTGATGTTCCCGGCTCCCGTATGGCTGCTGATGGAAAGCATTATATTCCCCATCAAGGGGGATATATGGAAGTTTCACCATTAGACGCTGAGCCTGCTGGTAATGCTTGAATTTAAAGACCCTATCCAAGTAATAACACCGTTAGGTAAAGGTAGAGCGATATTTATAGAAATTACAGGACATGATTATTACTGGACTGTAATTTTAGATAATTGTGCTATAGTTACTTTTACTCAGGATAAAATTAAAGCATGTAGAAGTTATACGCATAATAGAAGTATTACTAACGATGAAATGATGAACATAATTAATGCCTAATTTATCAGACTTAATAGATTATCAACCACAGCCTGAAGCAATTCCGGCTGATATACCGCGTGTATATGTTGGTGGAGCAGGACTAGAGAACAGGGTTGCTCAGCCTTTGCCTGTTGAAAATCCTATGGGCGATGCTCCTACAATTTATACTTCTGATGATACAGAAACTAAAAAGAAGCCTTCTAATTTAAGCCATAACATTGATAAAATTTTAAATAGTCTGTTTAGGGACGATGAACAGCGTTATCAGCTATGGCCTGAGAAGGTTTTAAGAAGTGGTGCTAGTGCTGCTCATGATGTAATAAGTGGAGAAACACCACAATGGGCTATTGACCCTGTTACTGGTGACGTTCATACTTCCCCACAAATGATTGAACGCGCTCAAGATATGTCGGCTCTAGCTGGCACTGGTGGCTTGGCTGGTACTACTGATGCTACGCTAGGAGCTACCCCATTTTTACGTCCTGCTTTGAAATATAAAGACCGGCTTTACAAGGGTAAAGAAGGTCAACAGCATATGGACGTAATTCCACAACATCTATATCCTGAATTTCAGGATATGGCAATGAAAGGTGAGGATATTAGCCATTATAATTTTGGCTTTGTCAATGATAAAGGTCAATTCCTTGATAGAGAAAAAGCATTAGAATATGGTATTAATACTGGTCTAATTGATCCTCAAGCTGGAAAGTTTGGAGCATTAACCAGTACGTTAATGGCTGATAGTAGCAAACCGGGAACTGCTATTGAAGCTTTGGCTAAGAGTGGTCAAGATGCTTTCCACGGTACAGCTACTCCCGGCTTTAACAAATTCAATACTCCTGATGCTGGTCAATACATGCCAGATAGAGGTTTGGGGGTTCATGTATCAAAAGACCCTGAGATAGCAAATACTTTTGTTAAAGATAATGGTGCTGTTTATCCTGTTAAAATTCCTCCTGATGAAAAATTTTATAATGTTAAACAGGATTTGCTACCTTACATAGAGGATAAAAATACTCCTAAGCATGGTCGTAATGTCATTAGTGATCAAAATGCTATAGATAGTGAAATTTATAGAGTAGCTTATAAAAAAGACCCTGCGATGTTTGCAAGGTTTTTAGAAGCACGTTGGAATATGAGTAAGGCTGATGCAGAAGCAGCAGCTAAGAATGTATTAGCTGGTAAGCCTCAAAGGTTTCATGGTCGTCCAGTTGAAGGACTAGACGATTATATTAAACATGATGGTGTAGTTAAAAGCTGGAATGAAGCTGACAGAGCTAAGGCAATAGAAATATTTAAAAAGGATTTACAAGACAAAGGTTATGCTGGTGTAAAATACATCAATACTTCTCCTATGGAAACAGCTAATGCTAAGGATCATACTAGTTATGTGATTTTTAAACCTAATGAGCATATCCTTTCAAAATATACAAATACACTTATGTCAGATAGCTCTAAGCCGGGAGCAGCAATTCAGGCTATGAAGAATTGGACTATCAAAGGCCATGAGAATAGCGATTGGTATCATGGTTCTGTGCGTTCTGATCGTATAGCAGAGAGTGGTAAGTTTGATCCTAAACGTGCAACATCAGGACCAATGCCGTATTTTACTGATGATCCTGAAATGGCATCAGCTTATGCTATGGGCAAAAAGCCTGATACCTCATTAGCTAAATCTGACACTGGAGAAAGCGTAGCTAACTACTTTACGGTAGCTTCTAAAGATTTAGGTTATACTAGAGCTAAAACACCAATGACTGTTGAACAGAGCTATCATCATTTGCCTAAAGAAAAGCAAGCTGAGATAGCAGATAAAGCTCATAGAATTGGTTATGAAAATAGGGATGCTGCTGAAGGTCCGTTTACTTTACATAATGAGCATGGCGGTCCTTCCAGCAAAGAGCATTACGATTATATCTTAAAGCATGAAGCTAAGGGTAATCCTTTAGCTGCTTTGCGTATCCTATGGCATGATAGTGGTAATTTAATTGGTAATGAAAGTGAACTAGCTGATATTTATAAGTTAGCTGGATACCCACATAAGATCAGTGAAAATACCGCACCTTGGGTAGAAGCTAGGGGAGTGGTGCCAGTTAAATTAAAAATGAACAATCCTCTTAAGACTGATA